CTAGACAGATGACATTGCCGTGGTTCAGATTTTATGATAGAATCCAGTGGGGCATCTATCAAACCAATCTGATTTAGTCTCACAATCACACGGCACACGGGGAATTAGCTCAGTTGGTAGAGCGCCTGCTTTGCAAGCAGGATGTCAGCGGTTCGAGTCCGCTATTCTCCATCGGAATCTGATGCTCCGAGTATACTATGTTTGACATTCCATTTTACGTTAGCAATGGGGAACTACCTCAGCACGATGAGTTTAAGGAACAAATCCAATCTCGCCGTGAAGAATTCTGTTGCGACCGCAATCGCTTCTATGGCACTGGGTGGTCAAGCGTACATACCAACTGGGAACTCCACAAAGAATATCCATTTTTTGAGGAGTTCCTTTTATGTAAACAAGAATTATTTGATCCAGAACTTGAAGTTACACACTGTTGGGTTAACATCAATCCTAACGGTGGTTTCCAAATGCGTCATAATCACGCAGAAGCAGATGTTGCAGGTACCTATTATCTGGATGTTCCTGTTGGTAACTCAGGCGATCTGTTTCTCTATCATCCTGCACCCGAAGTAGAAACGCTGAATAGGATCAAACCATATTGGCCATTTACTCATTGCCAGGTTCCTAGAGAACAAGATCTATATTTCTGGCCAGGTTACCAAGATCACGAAGTTCGTATGAATGAAACGGAGAACGAAAGATGGTCAATCAGTTTTATGATGTCGGTTCCTTCAAACGTCCGAGAACAAAGATTTCCAAATTTACCGAAACCAGGACAAATCACCAGGTAACACACGCAGATTTATTCCCCACAAGGATCTCAGCATTTTATAATTCCAATACTGTAATCGGCACAGAAATAAGTTCTATCCCCCAAGATGATCCAGATATTCTGTCCCACATTTCAACTGGTGCTAAAGCAGAAATAATCACGGGATCACATTCTGGTATGAATAGGTTGCAGTTATTTCGTAAGTATGAAGATGAACTTCAAACCTTCATTGATTGGATTTATAGTTGCCTAGATTACACTCATCCTGGTTTGGAAATACATCAGTCTTGGATTAACATTTCAACTGGTGATGCATTTCAAATTGCACACACTCACGCACACTCAACTGTTTCTGGAATCTATTATCACGAAACAGATGTGAATAATCACGGTGGGATTGTCTTCAATAATCCAAATCCATTCTCTAAAATGGATATGTGGGGTACCGAATCGGCAAGGCATTTTCCAGCAACCCCAAACACACTAATTCTTTTTCCGTCTTGGTTAGAACACAAAACTGTCAAGTCCAGAATAAATACCCCTAGAATTTCCATTGCTTTCAATGCGAGATGAACACTCCAAACTGGCAACACCATTCCAAAAAGGAACAGAAACGAAAACTTAAACCGCAAGCACTCAGACAAGCAAAGGCACGTCGTAACCAGTTGCTAAACCGTCTACCCAAGACCTCCGATCACCGTCGGGGGTTTTATAGTATGTGTATCAACGCAACGGGGTTATGACTGTCAATACTGGAGTCAAGGGCACACTCGCCAAACTGCTCGCTACTGAAGATCTGATTATTGAGCACCGTAGTTGTGAGACTGCATCCTTTGATGTCCAGCGTCGTGTTCTGACCCTTCCTATCTGGGAAAAGGCATCGGAGCAAGTGTATGACCTGCTGGTGTCCCACGAGGTTGGTCACGCCTTGTACACGCCTTCCGACTGGGATAACTTTCAATGCCCTCAGTCATATGTCAATGTGACTGAAGATGCTCGTGTTGAGAAACTGATGAAGCGCCGCTATGCTGGTCTTCCCAAGACCTTCTATCGCGGTTATCAAGAACTGGATGGGGATGATTTCTTTAATACTAAAGGAGACTTGAATAAACTGAATTTGATTGATCGTATCAATCTACACTTCAAGGTTGGGAATTTCACGGAGATTCCTTTTAAGGATGATGAGAAGCAGTTTGTGGAAGAGGTTGCTTCTACCGAAACCTTTATCGAAGCAGTTGCAGTTGCAGAAAAAATCTTTGCTTTTATGAAGGAGCAACTCGAAAAAAATCGGGAGAATATTGAATCTAATCGAGAAACTAGCGAAGCACCTGGGGGAAGTGAGGTTCAGAGTGGTAACACCAGTGCAGAACCTTCTGATGAAGTTGATGATAGTGGTCAACCTACTGGTGAAGGTGATGATGAGGAATCTGGTAATGAAAGTAATGAAACTGTCACTGGCGGTTTGGATAATGAACTAGAAGCAACTACCGACACCGCATTGCAGGAGCACTTCAAATCTTTGGTGGAGAATTTCTATGACACCGAATATGTTGAAGTTCCTACTTTGCCTATTGACGAACTGGTCATTTCTCATAAACAGATATTGGAATCGATTCGCCGTGAGTTTGTGATCAATGATGATACTCCAGACTACCAAAAGTATTCTTTGGAAAAGAGTGCTGTAGATTTCAAGGAGTTCTTTGACAAATCCAAGAAGGAAGTTGCGTATCTGGTAAAGGAATTTGAATGTCGCAAGGCAGCAGATTCATACTCTCGCTCTGGATCTGCTCGTACTGGTGTTCTTGATACAGGAAAACTTCACACATACAAGTTCAATGAGGATTTGTTTAAGCGTGTGACAGTTCTTCCTGAAGGTAAGAATCACGGTATGGTGTTTCTTCTGGACTGGTCTGGATCTATGTCTGGCAATATCATTGATACGGTGAAGCAATTATTGCAACTGTGCTGGTTCTGCCGTAAGACTAATATCCCCTTCCGAGTCTTTACCTTTGGTCACAGTTGGGGTGCATTTAATGAAGAACGTGATCAGGATGCACGTGCAGTCCCTGGTAACATTGCATTTACTTACGGGTTTTCCTTGATGGAAGTTCTCACTTCAGAATGTAATACAAAAACATTCAATGAACTTGCTCTCGGTCTATGGCGCAACGCTGGTTCTGTTGGACACTACCCTGGCACCTGGGGGTCAATGTATCGGTTCCCCTGTTCCACTGGTATGAGTCTGGGTGGAACTCCTCTTCTGGATGCGATTGCTGCTATGCAGTCCGTTCTTCCAGACTTCATTCGTAAGAACAAAGTGCAAAAAGTTTCTCTTTCCATTCTCACTGATGGTGAGTCTGGTCCTACTCAAGTTTATGCACAACGCACACCACTCTTCGGTAACAAGATTTATGTGACATCCTTTGGTCGCCGTTGCCAACTTCGTGATCGAAAACGGGGGAAAATTTATCAGAAGTATGAGAACCCTATCGAACAAGTAAACGTTTTCCTTGAGAATCTTAAAGACAACTTCCCTCAAGTTTCTGTCCTTGGATTTCGTATTGTTGGATCACGTGATGTACGGTACTACTTCCGCAATATTTCTATTATGAATTATATTGGTAAAGACTTTGAACTTGCTGTTTCCAAATTTCGTAAAGATCGTTTCTATGAAATTGTTGATTCTCCATATGATCGTTTGTGGGTTCTCCCAACAAATGTGATGGAAGAAACCAATAATCTGGAGGAACTTGACACTGAAGCAACCACTGCACAGATCCGAACTGCTTTTAAGAAAATGTATCGTGCCAAGTCCAACAACAAAAAGATGATGACCAGTTTCGCGAGGACAGTTGCCTAAACTGTCCACCCCACCCCAATCTGGAGTGGAACCACCCCTATAATGAGTACATACCAAACAAACCAACAATGCCTTTCGCTCCTGCTCCTGTGACTACTGACGAACTGGTTGAATATCTTACCGAAGTATTCGGTCCCGAAGTTAATACCACCAACCTTCTTGCTGCTGCTGATTTCTTTGATGTTTCTCTGCCTACGATCAAGAATCGTCTTGATCAATATAAGTCTGGTCGTGGTAAGTGGAATCTGACCGTTCAAGACATTGAACGTGCTTATGAGGCGCCTTCTGTTGTTCCCGCTCAGGAACAAACGGTTCTGATTCCTGAAAAAGATCCCAATTTCGTCCCGTTCGGGAACTTCAATAACATTAAAAAGATCATCAAATCTGGTATCTTTTATCCCACTTACATCCAAGGTCTGTCTGGAAACGGTAAAACCTTTGGTGTTGAACAAGCGTGTGCTGCCCTAAATAGGGAGTTGATTCGTGTGAACATCACCATTGAGACTGACGAAGATGATCTTATTGGTGGGTTTCGTCTTGTTAATGGCGAAACTGTCTGGCACAATGGACCCGTCGTCGAAGCTCTGGCACGGGGAGCAGTGTTGCTTCTAGATGAAGTTGACCTTGCTTCCAACAAAATCCTTTGCCTACAGTCTGTGCTGGAAGGTAAAGGTGTGTTCCTTAAGAAGATTGGACGGTATGTTCAACCTGCTCCTGGTTTCACTGTGGTTGCTACTGCAAACACTAAGGGCAAAGGTTCTGACGATGGTCGTTTCGTTGGTACCAACGTACTGAACGAAGCATTCCTTGAGCGTTTTGCTATTACGCTTGAGCAGGATTACCCAACTACCACAACTGAGATTAAGATCCTGAGCAAGGTGTGCGCTGACGAACAGTTCTGTGCTCGTCTTGCTGACTGGGCAAGCATCATTCGCAAGACCTTTGCTGATGGTGGTATCGATGAGATCATTTCCACTCGTCGTCTTGTTCACGTTGCCAAGGCATATCAGATCTTTGGTTCTAAGGAAGATGCAATCAAGTTCAGCATCAATCGCTTTGATGATGAAACCAAGCAAGCATTCCTTGAATTGTATGACAAAATTGATGCCGACTTTGGTCGCGACCCCCTGCACGAAATCAATTGACAAAATAAACACTTAGTTGTACTATAAGAACCGTATGGAACTACCAATCAACGATCACGAACTGGGCACAATCATTGCTGCTCTCAAACTTGGTGGAGATACTTCTCTCCACAACAAACTCAAACTTGTTAGCGAACTTCGTGAACAAGATCTACCATACAAAAAAATTCTTCGGGAACAATACGGTTATGCCATTTAAGTATGACGAGGAAAAGATCCTTCAAGAGATCCGCGACTATGTGACCCATACTTATGCTGGTCATTACTCTGCTGGTAACGACAGGATTCAGACCCTCGATTTGATTGAGTCTGTTGGTGACGCAGAAGCATTCTGCCGTTGCAACATTCTTAAATATGCCTCTCGGTATGATAAGAAAGGATCGGCAAGACGGGACATCATTAAGATTATCCATTATGCTATGCTTCTCCTTCACTTCTCCGACAAGTCCACCACGACCGAACAGTATTCTCAATGAGCATTGTCAAACTATCCAAAAAAACTCAAAATATTCTTAAGAACTTCGCTACGATCAACAAGTCTATCGTTATCTCTCCTGGTAACAAGTTGCGTACAATGTCTGTCAACCGCAACATTTTTGCTTCTGTCGAGATTGCTGAAGACATCCCTCAGGAGGTCGCCATTTATGATCTCGGTGTTTTCCTCGCTGGTCTCTCACTCTTTGAGAATCCGATGTTCAGCTTCGACAGCGATAAGAAACTTGAGATCCGAGATGAAACGAGTAAGGCAACCACCTCATTCTACTATTGTGATCCTGAGATAATCACTAAACCGCCTCAGAAGGACATTGAAATGCCGCAGACTGATGTGGTCTTCAATCTGAAAACAGACACCTTGCAGGACCTTCTACGTGCCGCTAGTGTGTATCAAGTTCCTGATCTCTGCCTTTACAGCGGCAACGGTAACATCAACTTGATGGTTTGTGATAAGAAGAACGAAACTTCCAACACTTATTCTGTTCCAGTTGGCAAACTTGATGACGAAGATCAAGAATTTTGTTACTGCTTCAAGGTTGAGAACATTCGGATTCTTCCTGGTGATTACACCGTTAGCGTTGCAAAGAACAAAGTGAGTCATTTTGTTTCTGAAAGCAACAACCTTGAATACTACATCGCTTTGGAACCTGATTCAAAATGATTGCACTAGACCTCTTTGAATGTCCCATCTACGTTTCTACAGTACGTCAATGGCATAACGTAAAGGACAGTTTTCTCAAAACAATTGATTGGGGCAGCGAAGAGTGTTATCGTGAAGAGGGAATGGTCGGTGGTTACACCGACTATTTCAAGTTCTACAACGCTGGTATTGTACCTAACTACTTTGACAAGTTGATGGATATTATTTCTGAACCAATGTCAATGTTTCAGCAAATGAATCCTGGTTCATATGTTAGTAATGCTTGGTGTCAAAGGTATTCTAAAACTGCTTGTCATCCAGCACACAATCACGGAGCACTTGGATTTTCTGCTGTATTCTACGCACAGTTGGATTCCTATGACAGTCCAACATCATTCTTCTCACCGTTTCCAAATCCTTGGACAGGTCAAGTCAAAGCAGTAGTGCCAGATTGTAGGGAAGGTGATATAATTTTCTTCCCTTCCTCGTTGATCCATCAGTCATTACCCCACCGTGGGTATCAAGATAAGATCATTTTCTCCTTCAACATTTCCAAATCAACTGAGCAAATTTCATTATGAATGGTTTTCTGTGGTGTGAGCAATATCGTCCTCGCAAAATCGATGACTGTATTCTCCCAGAGAATATCAAAGACGTTCTAAATAAGTTCGTCGAACTGGGTGAAATTCCCAACCTTCTCCTCTCTGGTCCTCCTGGTATTGGTAAGACCACAGTTGCAAAGGCACTATGTGAACAACTTGGAGCAGACTATTATGTCATCAATGGATCCGACGAAGGTCGATTCCTCGATACTGTCAGAAGTAATGCGAAAAACTTCGCTTCGACCGTCTCGCTTTCGTCAACTGCTAAACACAAAGTCATCATCATTGATGAGGCAGACAACACAACTCCAGACGTACAACTCCTCCTACGGGCGACTATTGAGGAATTTGCTGGTAACTGTAGGTTTATCTTTACCTGCAACTACAAAAACAAAATCATTGCCCCCCTCCATTCTCGTTGCTCAGTTATCGACTTCTCCATCACAGGAAAAGACAAGCAACAACTCGCAGCAGTATTTTTCAAGCGTATCCAGTCAATCCTTGAAGAAAACAAAGTTGCTGCAGAACCTCGCGTTCTGGCGGCGTTAGTCCAAAAGTATTTCCCAGACTTCCGTCGCACTCTCAATGAACTACAACGTTATTCTTCCATTGGTAAGATTGACACTGGTGTTCTTGCTGCTGTATCTGATTCTAAACTTGACGACCTAGCAGGATTCCTTAAGGATAAGGAGTTCACCAAAATGAAAAAATGGGTCGTACAGAATCTGGATAATGAACCAACTCAAATTATGCGAAATGTCTATGACAGTCTCTACACGTATCTTACGCCCGCAAGCATTCCTGAAGCGGTTCTCATCATCGGTGAGTATCAGTACAAGTCTGCTTTCGTTGCCGATCACGAGATCAACCTGGTGGCATTTCTAACTGAACTTATGGTACGCTGTCAATTCAAATGAATATTGAATTAGAGTATTGGATGAAAAGGTTGATGGATGGTAAACCTCTCGATGAAACTAATCATTGGGTTAAAGAAATCCGTCGAGCTCAGCGTGAATTGCGAGCAGAGAAACGAGAAGCAAAAAAGTTACGGGAACAAAATGAGATTGATAGTGGTATCAACAGATTAAAATTAGAATCTAGAGAATATGATCAAATAATCTTTGAACAAGAGAATACAATCGAATATGTTAATTCTAATTGTAATATCAAAGATTGTTATTCTAAAACTGCAAGAGTTATTCTTCGACCTGATACCAAACACTATGCCGAGTTAAAATGCAATCTATGCAACTGTCACAACAAGTGGTTACCCTATCCAGAT